GGTGTACCAAACGGTTTACGTACAAGCGTATTATACAATCTTGATCTTGATCCACTATACAAAAAGTATCACATTCCTGCACATATGAATCCTGTGTATTCATTTGAACGCGATCAACAAAACTTGCGCGATTATGGCGGTGAAGCAGATGATCGATACCAACAGCTAGTACTAGGAAGACATGGACAAGCAGCCTTTCAAGTTATCCCGCGCGAGTCAATGACAGTAGAAAACTATCCTTTCTATTCGTATCAGTTTACAAGCATACAGAGTAAAAAAGGACAACGTTTTGAAGATCATTTACAGCGTCCAAATCTACCGTCAGAAGTAGACATGTCTGTTATTGCAATCGATCCTGGCTTTGTTGATGCGGCTATTATGCAAGTTATGGGGCGAACAAAAAACGGGATATGGCGTACATACGTACGTTATCGATTAAAGCGTATTGATTTTAGCCAACAGCAAGATATTATCCATTGGCTTGCACAACACTACAAGTCTCCCATTATTGCAATAGATATTGGTGCCGGGGGTAATGGTAGTGCCATTATGCACAATCTTATGTATAACCCTACATACGCAGGGCAACAATATGACAAACGTATGGTTGGTGTACAGTTCTCAGAGTTGGTACTTTCTGGATACGATGATCAAGGGGAAGAACTTTTTCAAGATTCTAAAGGATACGCAACAAACGAACTAGCACAAACCATTCAAGACGGAAGATTGATTTTTAGTGAAATCGATCATGAAGCAATGAGCGAGTTAGAACGTGTTGCAAAATTACGTACCGCATCAGGGAGAGACAGATACTATGTACTTAGTTCTCGCGGTGCCGGTGCGGATGATGAAGATCATATTTACGCTACGTACGTTGTATGGGTACTTGCAACACGTATGGGTGTTGTTAATCCAACATTACGAAGACTAGGTAAGCCAAGGGGCTTACATACAAAAATAAAAAACTAAACTATGACAGAAACAATACAACGGCTAGGCAAAGCACGCGCCGCTCAAACAGTACCGGCATTTTTACTTAACGGTGATTCATCGGTATTTAACGTACCGTCTACGCGTGCTATTCCTGGCTATTTTGATCCAACGGCTAATCTTGGTAAATATCATGACATTATTAAGACATGTCGCTGGTTTTATAAATTTGATCCCATTGCGGGTACTGTTATTAATCGTATGGCTGATATGGCTGTTACGGTTGTTAAAAATCGCAAGAAAACAAAACTAAACGCCGATCAAGTAGATGAATCTATACAAGCATTCTACGATGCGTTACTTATGCAGCTTAGACCGATTATAAAGCAAATAGCTGTAGAGTACTTTCTTCATGGAATGGCAGTACCATCTTATACACTAAGACGTGTGCGCGGGGATTTACTTTCTGAAAAACTTGGTAGAACGCGTTATACAACTATTGATCAGATTTGGTTACGTAACCCTGATAATCTTGAGTTAAAACGTCGTCCGGTTGGCACTGATCGTCAAGTATGGTTAAAAATACCAAAAGCAGATATTGAGCTTGTACAAAATAAAGGCGTGCGCAGCGATGGAAGTGAAGATAAAGAAGCGTATAACTATCTTATAACACACTTTCCTGATTACGTGGCCGCTATTCGTAACGGACGAACAAAGTTCTTACTCGAAGATGCTATTGTGATTATGCGCAAAGCAAATAGCTTTGAAGACTACCCATCACCGTTCCTTACAAATGCACTCGCAGCGTTACAACATAAAGCATATCTAAAAACACTCGACCGCAGTATTGCAAGCCGCGCAATTGAAGCAATCAGACACGTAAAAGTAGGTGACAAAGACTTTCCTGCTACAGACGATGATATTACTGCGGTAGAAGAACAGTTACTATCAAACAGTAGTACAGGAGAACGTATCTTTAACTTCATTACTAATCATACGATTGACATGTTATGGGTACTTCCACCGTTAGATGTATTGTTGAATGAAGCAAAGTACGCAGAGCCAAATGCTGATATTTTCCTTGCAATGGGTTTTCCTCGTATTCTTACAACTGGTGAAACGTTGCGCAGTAATAGCAGTGATTCAAAGATCGCAAGTTTAGGCCCGAAAGCAACGCTAGAAGATATGCGAGAAGCTATTATTGCATGGCTACGAGTTATTTACGCAACTCTTGCAGAAAAGAATAACTTTAAGCGTTTTCCTGAACCGTACTTTGCACCCATTGCAACAAGTGACTATACAGCACTTGTACAGTTTGCGGTAGACTCAATGTCAGCCGGCGCGATTAGCAAAGATACGATTGCACAGCTTTATGGTAGTGACTTTGAAACAGAAGCGGGCCAGATTACAACCGAACAAGAGAGTGGTGTCCTTTCACCGTCTGAGTTACAAAAACAGCGTGATCAGGAGTTTCAAGCACAAGAAACACAAAAAGGGCGTGATTTTGTAGCCGAACAACAAGCAAAGAACGCACAGGAAAATAACAACAAGGATAACAAGGATAACAAGAATAGCAATAAGGATAGTAATAAAAATGCAAATTGATACTGTATCTTTTGATAAGCGAAAAGCTGTTATTTATGATCCTGAACGTGTTGATAATGGATATCAACCTAGACCGATGGGCAGATTAGCGCCAAAATCTATTATTGTACATACAACAAACGGTCATGCCGGTACATCTTTTTATAGTGAAGCTCGCTACATTCAACTATCTCGCGCTATTTCTTCACACTATCTTATTGGAAAAGATGGCTCGATTGTGCAGTTTCTTGATCCGCGTTATTACATCGCGTATCATGCAGGTTGTGTAAAAGCGCAGTTGTGGACGAATAACTTTGCTATCGGTATTGAAATGCATCACACGACAACAGAAGGACATATATCTTCTGCTATGTTAGCAGCACTGGATGCACTTGTACGCAACCTTATGCGAGACTATTCAATACCAAGTCAAAACATTGATACACATCGTAGTGTTGCGGTATTTTGCCCTGGTACCATAAACGCTGGTAAACCTGGCAGAAAAATAGATCCGTCTGGTTTTCCAGATCAAGAGTTCTATAACTGGCGATCAACCCTTGTAGCAGCAGGGCAATATACAACGTATCGTGTTATTAATCCGCGCGGGGTTAATGTACGTCAACAACCTAAAGTAAACATGAATATAGCAGGTGTTTTACTTTACGGTGATACATTTGAGTCTGATGTGATCAAGTTAGATGAAAAAGGCGAGACGCATCAAGGTAAAGCAGGTACAAGTAATCAATGGGCGCATATTTATCGTGGTACATCAAACGGACAACCCGTTGATCAGCTTGGTTTTGTTAGCCTAAGTAACTTACAACAGATATGAAATATAGATTTTTTCAACCCATGTCAACTACTATTGATATGGAGATTGTTTACTTTATTTGCAATATATGGTGGATGATCGTTTTTATTTCACCCTCTGGTACCTTTGCTGGCGTTGTGTACGACCGTGCTATTCTAACACTAGGACAAGACTTACTACTCTTTATCCTTGTACCCCTTATTATTGTTGGCGGTATGGCCTTTTTATATCGTAGCCTAGTAGTTTTTGCATTAAGCACAGGGCCAATTGTTTTTATGTATTTTGGACTATTAAGCTTTTCAGGAACAACAATAGGTGTTAATGCGATTCCTTTGTGTATTGTAGCATTAAAAGGTTTCTATACACTACTTGCATTCACATACCATAGAGAATAAATAATGATTATGGAGCAACAGCCAAAAGATCAACAAAGAGAACATGTATTTATTCGATTTATGTTCTTTTTACGCAACAGGGATGCAAGGATTGTTGAGCTATTTTTCTTAGCACTAAACGCATACATTCTTGCGCTGATTGTATTTCCGCCGTACTCATATACTGGTATGGCACTCGTTTGGCGATCTGTTGTACAAGTCCTTGTAACAGGTTTTAATCTTGCCGCACTCATCGGTCAATCAAAAAGTACTCGTATCATAAGTTCTATCGCAAATGCAGCAATCATGACATTGATTTCTGTATCGTTGATGCGTATGGAGAATGCAAACGCAGGTACGTACGGTTTGCTTGCACTACTTGCGGCATTCGTTTGCTGGAAAATAAATATACGGTAATGTATGCTAAGTACGTATCTACCTATCGTTTCAGCCATTCTTGTAGCAGCCATTACCGCATTTGTAAACTATCGAGTTGGATCACTAAAGACCACCGTTGATGTAAAGACACTTGCAAATAATGCAAGCGATGCGCTGCGCGATGATTTACTAGAAGCCATTGATCGTTACGAGCGAAGAGAGCAGTTTTTAGTAGATCGTATTGAACGTGCTGAAAAAACAAATGAAGCCTTACAAATCACACTATCACAACTAAGAGAAGAGGTTGCGGCCCTGAGAATAGAAAACCAGGGATTAAAGGTTGAGTTGCAAAAAACACGCACAGAGCTTGCACTTTTTGAGCGCAAGGTTTACTATGTGCCACCTACAGAAAATAAATAACATAATAGAGGTATAAATGAATCTATCAATTGATGATGCACAGATTGTACTAACTGCTATTTCAGCGGTTGTTATTCCTTTTGCGGTAACATGGCTGAAATCAGTAACATGGCCCGATTGGGCAAAGTTTGTACTTGCTGTAGTCCTAAGTCTTGTTGCTGGCGGGTTAACTGCATACGTAACAGGTCAAATTGTGGCAACAGGTAGCTTGATTCAAACAGGATCAGTTATTTTTACCGCCGCGCAAGTTGTGTACTATGCTGCGTTTCGTGGTCTAGGACTAGAGCGCGTATTGTTTCCACAATCAGCACTAGCACATGCAGCAGAAGAACAAGCTACAGCAGGTGTAGCAAATGTTACACGCGATCAAGCGCGCGATATCCTTGATCCCGCAACGCCACCAACATTAGATGTAACAACAACGGTAAAATCTTAACCAGATCTTAACAAAGATTTAACTAAGTCTTTACTTTTAGATACTTGACAACCGCTCTTAGGCATGATATACTTCGCTCACATCAGTAAATGACTGATGGACAGATACAACCAAACGGAGGAAACATGCCTATGTGTGACTATCGGTAGCAGCTTTTGAAAAGGGGATTGCCTATTGATTAGTACACGGTTGTAGCTCACGTGATATATGGTAGACAGAATAACGAAAGTGCGGTAGCCATCCTGTGCTGTCTTAACTACGTTCATGGACATAGGAACGATGCCATATATCACATCTGTAGCAGGGGATTCGGCAATCACCAGAGTCTCATAAGCTCAGGCATAAAAGGGTTCAACTCCCTTCCCTGCCACCATAGAACAGTTTACCGGTTAAGATACTGAAACCGTGGTTTTTATACTTGCATAGTTGAATGGCAAAACAGTTGCTTGGTAAGTAACAAACATAGGTTCGATTCCTATTGCAAGTGCCAATAAAGAGAGGATTACGATCATGTGCAATAGCTAGATAACGCTTTTATGAATGAATGATATTAGTTACTTAGTGAAAAGGAATCATAATGCAGGGTCGTAAGTTGACAGCAGATGAAGTTCAGGCAATCGAGTCAAAGGAAGTGCGTAAGCATGGTGTTCGTAGCGCACTAGCGGCTGAATACGATCAGCTTGTTGCTGGTTACGAAAGCGGTGAATACGGTGAAGTTACCCTAAATACAGGCGAGAACAAGCTTACCGTACGCAAGCATATCAATGCCGCGTTCAAGCGTCGTGATCAGGCAGTAACATGGAATCGCGCAAAGGGCGATACTCTGCGTTTCCGTGTTGCGTAGGTAGAAATCTTTCTAAAAGCGCATCAAGGGCTGATCCTACATTGTAGGCTATATGCGTAAAAAGCCCTTGAAAGGTAATGATATGTCTTTTTGGCAAGTATACATCGGTATTGTTGTTGTTACTACAATCATTGATTTAGTCTATACGCTTGCATCAACAGGCCCAAAGTATACGGATTATCATAATGCAACAATGTGGCGGCGCTTTTGGGTAGCTATGTTTTTGCGCCCTATTGTTGTTTTTATTGTTGCTGTGATAGTTAAAGGCATTTATCTTGTGGTTAGTGCATAATGGGGTATAAATGGCGTCGATTGTGTCTTAAAGCCCTATAAGGGACGATGCAAGACTAGAGTTCGATTCTCTAATACTCCACCATAAAGCTCTGTAATGCTGTATATCGACATAAGCGAATCCTGTATACGCGTAAATGAAGTAGTGTGTACAGGTAGGCGAAAACGTTATACAGCATTACAGAGCTTTAAGCACGTAGACTCTACAAGCAAGGAAAATAATCATGATTATAATGAAGCAGTTGCTTTATATGCCGATGCCAGCATTTAAACAGTACCTTGATATGTTAAGCGATCGAGAACGCATTGCATTACAAATCATAATAGACGAAATTGAGCGGCGAATGGAACTAGAGGGCCGCAGAATCATGAACGATGAAGAGGCTAACTTGGTTGTACCAGATGTACCACAGTCTGCATACGAACTTTTAGGCTTGCAGACGCCAAACGTTTTAGGTACTTGACAGCGGCAAAAAGTCATGGTATAATGCGGCTGTATTAAAAATACATTGCAGTACGACAGAATTAGTCAAACTGGCTGAATATAATAATAAGCCCTACTGTACTGCGATTATCAACAAAGTAGGGCTTACATATACAGGATGAAGTGTAATGGTTCTGCACCTGTCGTTTGGGGCGATATAGAGGGGTTCGATTCCCACATCTTGTACCAAAGATACTAACAGCAAACATAAAATTTTTTAACTTGATAAAAAACGAAAGGTATCTTGCTTACTATGCTAGAAGAAGTAATCGTTATTGTTATTGAAATAACTTTACACGAATCGTACAATGTGCCAGACACAATCTTTACTGTTACCGGCGTTAGTAGCGAAGGTTATTACGTTAATCCACGTGTATATCGTGTAGCCGGTATTCAAGATCGTTATTTTTTGCGACATCATTATCAGTTACCCTATCCTGTAAAGTTAACGGTATCAGGCGATACCGTTTTAATAATGGAATCAATCAAATAAATATGCGTCCTTAGTTCTAATGGTAAAACCTCTGTCTCCAAAACGGATGATACCTGTTCGATTCGGGTAGGACGTGCCATAAACATAAAGATGGTAACAGCAAACAACTTTATCAGTTATTTTTGCAAAATAAACACGATGAAATCCCATCTTGTTAAAGATTATTCAGCAGTATTATACATATAATCTTGAAAGGAAACTTCACATGAACAAACTCCTAGAAGCATTGCAAGTTGATTTTAACTATACTCGTACCGAAAACGGCGCATTGACGTATCGTAGCACGCTAGATGCGGTGCTTGATTTTTATTACCACGCACCAGCTAAACGCGGGCAAAACCAAGAGATTATTGATCTTTTTATGCGTGCGTTTGCAGAAGATCCTGTACTCGCACTGAAAGCTTTATTCTACTTGCGTGATGTGCGTAATGGGCAAGGTGAACGTGATTCATTCCGCGCCGTATTTACATGGCTTGCACAGAACTATACAAATGTATTTAATGCGCTTGTACCGCTTGTACCAGAGTACGGACGTTGGGATGACTTAACTGATTTATTCGTTGATCAGCCAACCGTTGCACAGTTTGTACGCGCTACACTGTTTAATGATTTTGATGCGTATCGCAAAGATGGTAACATTTCTTTGCTTGCAAAATGGATGCCATCAGTAAACGCAGGCAAAGCAGCAAAGAAAATTGGCCGCAAATGGGCTAAAGCACTTGGTTTAACTGAACCACAGTACCGCCATTTGCTATCAACTCTACGTGGTAAGTTAAATCTTGTTGAAACAGCAATGACAAGTCAGCAGTGGAATGAGATCGAGTACGCACATGTACCATCTCGCGCAGCGTTGCTGTATCGCAAGGCATTTAGCAAGCATGATGCTGATCGTTACGTAGCATACCTTGAAGCTGTAAAAGCAGGTAAAACAAAGATCAATGCCGGTACACTGTATCCATACGATCTTGTACGTAACTATTCAACATATTTTATTGGTTACGATAGAAGCAGCAGAAAGATCGATGAAACGGTAGAAGCACAATGGAAAGCATTACCTGATTATCTGGCAGGTTCAGAAGAAAACATTCTTGTGGCAGCCGATGTATCAGGATCAATGTTTACGGGCGCATCTATGCAACCAATTGATGTAAGTGTCTCGCTTGCTATTTACGCAGCGCAGCGTAATCATGGTGCGTTCAAAAACGTATTCATGACATTTACAGATAAACCAAAATTGGTTTCTTTGTCAAATAACGGCACGTTACTACATCATGTTATGGAAGTTTTTCGAGATGTAGGATATAACACAGATATTCAGAGAATGTTTGATGTATTGCTTTCAACCGCAGTATTGCGTCATGTACCTGTAGAAGATATGCCAACAAAGTTCTTTGTTATTTCCGATATGGAGTTTGATAGTGGTAATGTTGGCGGCAATCGCACAAATTTTGAGTTAATCAAAGCAAAGTACGCTCGCGCAGGATATCCAATGCCTACGCTTGTATTTTGGAATGTTGCAAGCCGTGGTAAGCAAACGCCGGTAACAAAAGATGAGCGTGGTGTATATCTGGTATCAGGGGCATCTCCAAGCATCTTTACCGCAGCATTGAATACCAAAGCAGTAACACCAACTGATTTGATGAAAGATGTGCTAAATAGTAATCGTTACGCAGCAATCGAGGAAGCCTTGATTACTACAGGTATTGTATAAGTTAAAAACATGTTTCTTTAATATAACGAATAGATGGACAATGCTAACTGTGAGGGAGGTTTTGTCCATCTATTCTTATATCCCTCAATTGGGAGTTACATGAAGAAAACTCTATTCGCTCTCTTGATTGCAGTTCTTATGCTAACTGTACAGCCAGCACAAGCAGCAACATGGAATCCGTATAGAGGCATTTGGTTAACACGCACAGAGCTAGACTCGTTACCAATGTCAGGATCAGGATGGAATCACGTTGTTTCGGTTGCTAACGGCAGTTGGGGCACGCCTAACATTAGTGATCAGGATAGTAAGCATGACACAAATGTACTTGGGGGCGCTTTATACGCTGCTCGTACAGGTAATGCTACCATACGTACAAAAACAGCTAATGCGATTATGAGTGCCATTGGTACCGAAGATGATGGTAGACAGCTTGCACTTGGTAGAAATATGGTTGGATATGTTATTGCTGCCGATCTTATTAACTTACCCGCGTATGATGCTGCAAAAGGGACAAAGTTTGCAAGTTGGATTAGTGGTTTGCGTACACGTATTATTGGACAGTGTGATAACTTAATCCGTTGTCATAATAACCGACCGAATAATTGGGGTACACATGCTGGTAGTTCTCGTATTGCAATAGATGCATATCTTAACGATCGCACTGAGTTAGCATTAGCGGCCAAAACGTTTAAAGGTTGGTTAGGCGATCGATCAACATATGCAGGATTTAAATACGGCGAGTTAAGTTGGCAATGTACATCAACCGCACCAGTAGGCATTAATCGTGCCGATTGTGGTGAAAAGTCAAGTATTTTACCTGATGATATGCGTCGCGGCGGCTCATTCCAAATTCCACCCAAACCAACGAACTATCCATGGGCTGCATTAGAAGGTGTTGTTATCCAAGCTGAGTTACTTTCACGGCAGGGGTATCCTGCATGGGATTGGGGATTTAATAATCTAAATGATAAAGCAATCAAACGCGCGCTTTTGAAGTTAGCCGAGCTAGATCGTCGTTTCCCTGGTAATAACTGGTGGGCAACTGGTGATGATGTAGCTACCGTATGGGTAGCACAACATGCATATCATGCTGGCTTTAGAACGGTTACACCTGTTCGTGCTGGTAAATCAATAGACTTTACTGATTGGACGCATAATAGATAAAAGGTAGTATATGGCATTTTTGTTCAGACAGCATTGGATTTTTCATGAGGTTATTTTATTCGTTACAGGTTATCGAATAGTTAAAATAACTGGCGATGGGCCAGATAAATACATTTGGTCTGATCATTATCCATTATAACTAGAAACTGTGCGGGGCGATTATAGTATCAAACCGCACAGTGTTAATGCAGAATCAGCTAATAGGTAGGCTGTCATTCTCTGAAAGTGATCATACAGGTTCGAGTCCTGTTTCTGCAACCAACTACAATGCCCCTGTAACACCGCAGGACGGCTTCAGAGCGATGATAGCAAAAAAGTGGTATCAGGGTATGGCAAGACTCGCAGAATGGCGCACACAGCGTTAACTAAATCTTAACTTGACACAGTACATGAATGGGTGTATAATCAGGGAAATGAAAGGACATAAATATCATGATACTGAACGCAATCCCTGATCACAAACTGGTGTACCGTAACATTCTTATGGGTGAACTAGCCTATATTGAACGTGATACCAACCTGTTGTTTGTACCGTTCGTGGAAGAGATTTGGCGCAACATGAAAACTGGTCAACACATTCGTGTGCTGGCAAATAATCGGCATCGCTATAATGTCAAATCGCCCTATTTCAAGAATCATTTTCGGAAGGTATCGTTAACATGGTCTTTACTTTTTAGTGCAGATCCAAAGACAATGCTACTTCCAAAACCTTAACAAAGACTTAACTTTTAGGTA